TTAGAGCGTCACCTGGAGCTGCGCATATGGCCCAGGTCCGAACCGCTCGGATATCTGCGCCACGTCGAGCATATAGGTGCCAAGCACCATATCGGCACTGCGAAGCGCGGCGTCATAGGTCCAACTGGAGCTGGTGACGTCCAGCTCACGCAGCACGGTGGCTCCGTCTCGGATCCGTAGACGATAGCGCTCATCAACTTCGCCCAGCGGCACCTCGGCCTCGCCCCAGGGGTCGCCGTCAATCCGCGTACGCCGGATCCAGCTGAACTGGTGATCCCCGCCGTCATCGCGTGCGGTCAGATGCACGGGCGCATAGGGGCGCAGACCGATGCCGTCGAACGCATGCTCTTCATGCACATAGCTTTCATCCGTATAAGCCTTGCGCGCCGGGCCAACACGATAGTGGCGGTTCAGCCCACGGGCAGAAGAGCGCAGCGGGATCTGTTCCTGCGTACCGTCCAGCACGACCACATAGCTGCCGACCGGCCACAACGATGGCATGGTTGCATCCGTCCCAAGCTGTCCACGCAGACGCAGGCTCAGGTCATAGGTCTGCTCGCCGACAAGATCTGCCGTCGCGAACTGCAGGATCTCCCAGTTGTCCGGGCTACCATCCCCGATCGCCAGAACATTGGCGCCATTCAGAAGGTCCTCGACCGAGACTGAGAACAAGTTGGACGGCGAGGAGAGCTTCACACGCACCGCGGGCCCACGGTCCAGCGTACCCGCAGGTGCGGCAAATAGATCGGTTTCTGTCACACCAATGATCGAGCGTGCGGTCACCCGGTCAATCCGGCGATAACCATTGTCACTGGCCGAGCGATAGACCGCAATATTTCCCGGCCAAGGGTCTGCTGTGACCGCGACATGCGGCGCATGTGGCACTTCATCGCCGGTCAGCAAAGGCAGATCCATGAAGATCGGGAAAACCGGAGCCGGCGCGACATAGGGTGTCACGGCGGGCGCGGGCTCGACACTGTCGGACGGCAGGAACAGGCCCGGCTCGACGCGCACGGCGCGGATGTTCTGCACACCTGCGTGCTCGACATGGTCCACACGGAAATGCTCGGTCCCGGCGTCGGTGTCCAGTTTCAGCACATCCCCTGCCCCTTTGGACAGTTCCGACGGCGGCAGGGCAAAGCTGGCGCTATCCCGCGCAACGCGGGCCTCAGAGAGCCAGCGCTCGGTGATGGCGCGCGCTTCGGCGCGGGTCAGGATCAGCGGAATTTCCGACGTCGACACCGTATAGCTGGTTTCATCCGGGAAGATCGCCTCGACCGCGCGGATGTCATAATCCCCACCGCTTTCGATATAGTTCAAGCGAACCCGCCCAGCGATCTCGGCCTCGGGCGCGCGAATACGTTCAAGGGTCGAGTCGCGTTCAGGTGACAGCGCCATCTTCTCGGGGTCCAAGATGTGGTCGGGCCGCCCTGTACGCGAGGCAAAGATCAGAACCCCTTCGCGTTCCGATACTTCAAACCCATAGGCCAGCATGAGCGGCTGAAGTGCTGCCCGCGCCCCACTGATCTGATCCACCACATAGCCACGCACCAAGCCATAGAGCTTGGACACATCATAGCGCGTCACGCCCGAGCGCTCGCAGATCTCACTGACCACCGAGGCCAACGACCGCGACGACGCACGCCCATTCAACCAGTGACCGCGCTCATAGTTTGCACCGTCGCTCCACAATCCCTTCCGGTTGGGGAATTGCGGGAAGGGACGCGTATCCCAAGCCCAGACATGGGCGCGGCTCATATCCAGCATCTGCACGCCGGTCGCACTATGGGTGGGGTTATTCACCACCTCTCCCCAATGGTCATACATCGCCCGTAGATATTGCGCCTGCATCAGGTCATCGCGCCGCCCGCTTGAATAACGCGGCAGCGAGCTTTCCGAGCTTTTGGGGTCAAGGAACTTGTTCGGCTGATTGGTGCCCTTGTCGATCGCTGCGCATCCGATTTCCGTAAACCAGAAGGGTTTCGATCCAGGCAACCAATCCGTCGGGGTCACATCGCGCACGCCACCGATGCGGTTATGGTGCGAGTTCTCCCACCAGCCGCGCAGGTCTTTATAGCGATAGACCCAGTCCTCGCCATGGGCACCATCGGTGATCGGAGTACGGATCTGCAACTCCCGCGCTTCGGGAGTCTTATAGTACCAATCAAACCCCTCGCCGCCTTCGATATTGGCTTTGAGGTAGTCGAGGTTATAGATCGCCTCATAGGACGCATCCGCATGCTCGAACCCATCGCGCCAATCGGACAGTGGCATATAGTTGTCGATCCCGATAAAATCGATCTCGTCATGGCTCCACAAGGGATCGAGGTGGAAGAATACATCCCCTGTCCCGTCCTGTGGCTGGTAACCGAAATACTCCGACCAATCGGCGGCGTAAGAGATCTTAGTTTCAGCCCCCAGAATACCGCGCACATCGTCGGCCAGCTGCATCAGCTGTGTGACTACCGGGAAGCTATTCCCCGGCCCCCGGATCTGGGTCAGGCTGCGCAGCTCGGACCCAATCAGGAAGGCATCCACGCCCCCCGCAGCGGCGCAAAGATGCGCATAGTGCAGGATGAAACGGCGATACGAAAACTCGTTCGGGCCGGTATAGTCCACGCCTGCGTCGGTGACGGTGAAATCGCCGGGCTGTGCATTTCCGAAAAAGGCATCGACCTGCGACACTGCACCAGAGGTGCCATCCGGCGACCCGGCGTGATGTGGCGCCAGCGTGGTGGTGATCCGCCCGCGCCATGGCAAGGCAGGCTGTCCGATCTGGGCAGACCAGGGATCGAACAGTGTATTGCCCTCCATCTGCTCCATCAGGATGAAGGGATAGAATGTAGTTTTGCGGTCATGGCGCGAGGCAAACTCAATCGCTTCCTTAACGGCCTGATCCGAGGGCGTGCCGCCATAGACCGGTCGGTCGTCGTCATCCCGCGGTATCAGCCCAGCCTGCGCACGCGACACGCCGCTGACGGTCCACGGCATGGATTTACCATCCATCTCGTGTTGCTCGACCCGAGGCTGGATCTGGCACGATCCGCAGCGCAGGTCATCCCCGAACCACGACACGACCAGGGCCGTGTTCTTGCAGTTGGGCATTTCCTCGCGCATTTGCCGATACGAGGTCACGAAATCCGTTTTGCCGGACGGGTTATTCAGGTTCGACCCGCCGCTGACACCCGGCCCACCATTGTAATGGACCTTCGACGTGGCCATCGCGTATTCCCCCGTACCCGGGATCAGCGCTACGGCCTGTGTGCCGCGCGCGACCTCTTTGTCCTGATCGGGCTGCTCAGGGCGGAAGACTTCAAAACTGAACTGCGGCACGCGGTTGCCGTACTGGGTGACATCCAAATCCTCGATCACCACATAGGCAATCCCGCGATAGGCCGGTGCTTTCCCGGCCCCTTTGACGGCTTCGATCTTGGGGTCAGGCAATTGGTCTTCGGTGCCCTTGTAAACACGGATGTTCAGGTCGCTTTTCTCGACCTTGTTACCATCGGCCCAGATCCGGCCCACCCGGGTGATTTCGCCCTCGCACAGGGCGACAGCCAGACTGATCGAGTAGCTATAGGTCGTGACCTCGGGTTCCGGCGGTTTAACCAATCCCTTGCCGCTGCCCCCAGTGGTGGTGGCGTTTTCCTTGAAGCGGGTCGACCAGATCACCTGCCCGCCCAAACGCGCCCGGCCATAGATCATCGGGATCGCAGTGCCTTCAGACGCTCCGCTCATGCGCAGCCGATCCACGCGCCCCGTCTCGATCGGGTCAGAGCCTGCACCCAGAATGCGATTGTCGATGGTTTGGCCGATCGTGGCCCCGATCGCCTTGCCGATCACCACCGAAGAAAGCCCCAGAACGCCGCCACCAATCGAGGCACCAGCCGCAGCACCCACGGCAGAAAGAAGTATCGTCGCCATCAGCTTGTCCTTTCAGGAAATTCAAAACACGCCACAATGCGGCGTGCCCAAGGGGTCGAAAGCGGGCTTTCGACGACTCCATGCCCGCTATAGGCATGGATAAATGAGGGGGCCGGCCCAGTGCGGCTGACAAAGCCAAGATGCTTGGCCACCGCGTCCGAGCGCATGCGGAACAGCAGGATGTCACCCGGTTGTCGGTCTTCAGGGAATTTAGGCACCAGATGAGATTGGGCGGCCTGCCACAGGGTCTCTTGCCCATCGGTCTCGGACCAGTCTGCGGTATAGGGTGGCACCTCCACGGGTTCCTGCCCCAGCACAGCCCGCCAGACACCGCGCACCAACCCAAGACAGTCACACCCCGCCCGCTTTTGCGAGGCTTGATGCACATAGGGCGTCCCCAGCCACTCCTGCAATTCTTGCAGTATCACTGCCTGTGTCTGCGCCATATCAACCCCCGGACAGCGGCAAGAATGGATTACCGCCTTCTTCGCTTGGGAAAAGGGCCTCAAGGTCCAACGTCTCGCGCCCATCACCGCCGTCATTCCGGCCAGAGGGGATCGGATAGGACATCAGCCAGTCCTCACCAGGGATGTCGGGAAACCCACGAAAGTTTAGGAAATTGTTGAACTTTTCGCGACAGGTCCGGGGCAGCTTGTCACAGCCAGCTTCCAACCGCACCCGATCACCCGGCTGCATCTCGGCACGCAGGGCTTCCCACAGCTCTATGGTCCGCGCACCGTCGTCCCCTTTCGTGTCGTTTTTGATGATCCCGCTTAGGCCTTCTGCGTCACCGCTGATAACCGTGAAACGTCCACGCACAAACCAATCCGCGGGATAGAGCGCCATGTCCGCGAACCGGAACACGGTCTCTTCGTCATTGCTGACCAGATCCAGCTCGACCGAGTACCCGGTTTGGCCCAGATCGAACCGGCATTTCCCATCGCCCAGCACGGCCGAACACGGCGACTGATACGCCCGCCCCTGCGGCTGGTTCATGGCCTCGCTCAGCCCGTTCAGTTCGGCGCGGAAACCACCCGCCTCGCGGGCCAACTCTCCGACCGTTCCACGAAACCGCAAGAAGCGTTGCGAGACATCGCGCCAATTGACCAACCAAGCTTCAACCTCGGCCCCGTCATAGCGGCCAGCACGGATGTCTTTTTCGCTGATCGCCTCGGTGGACAGGACGCCCAAAGCCTCGGTGTTGTCCACCGAAAGGCCCGTGGTTTGGCTCAGCGCATGCGCGGTCATCCCAGTATCGGCCTTGTAGGTGACCCCATCCATTTGCACGTCAAGATCGTGATCGGTGAAACCATACACCACACCATCGCGTCGCGTGACCTTCCACAGCCGTGCAATTGTTGTGACCGCTTCGTCCAGATGGGTCTGAAATTCTGTTGAGATCGCCATCAGACACGCACCTCGACAACGGGCACATTGGGGGCTTTACCGGCCTGAAATGACGCGACCGAGGTATGCACGCGGTCAGTGTCAAAGCGTACTGGTACGTCGAATTCGAACCCTGCCGTGACCTCGGCCCCCTCTTCCGGCGCCGTGACGAATGTGACAACACCCGTGGTCAGATCCACGCTGTACTGCGTACCCTCGATCTGAGGGTCGCCCTTCAGCCCCAGCTTGACGGTGCCCTCGACGGGCTTATGGATCGGACGCTCGTAGGTATCCGTTCCCGACCGATAGGTCTTGATCAGCTGAAACTCGGTTCTTACACCGTCGCCCCAACCCAAGATCTGATCGGTGAAAGCGATATCCGTTGAGGGCAGCCCGCTTTTATAGTCCGACCAGTCCTTCCAGCGAAACGCATGCAACTGCCCACGCCGCGCTTCAAAGAAAGCAATCAGCGTCTCGACATCATCAAGCGAGCGCATGCCGATCCCCGCGTCATAACGGCGGCGCGAGTGCTCCCACGGGGTGTTGCGTTCTTCAAACCCGTTGGCCAGCGTCACGACTTCAGTGCGCCGTTCAGGCCCACCAACCGAGCCGAAGCTCAGATTGGCCGGGAAGCGAATTTCGTGAAAGGACATGGCGAACGCTCCTCAGGTCGTAAAATCAGGGGATCAGCGGTGACGTTGCCCACGCGCAAGCGCGCGTTGGACATTCGCCGCGATCTGGCTTTGCGACCGGCGGAAGCTTTCAACATCCGGGGTCGAGATATTCATGGTGATGCTGACCGGAGCCCCGCCACCCGCCGCGCGTACACCCAGGCGTCCGTCGGCACCGCGGCTCAGCGGCATGATCGCTTCCGGACCAGCCTCGCCCATCAGGCCCGTCCCACCGCGCATCGGAAAGGTCGTCGCCTGCGAGACGACGCCCCCCTTGGCAAACGGCATCACACGTCCTTGTGTGAACGCACCACCATCCGCGAAGGGCAGAAAGGCGTTCGTGAGCGCTCCAACCCCTTGGCCAAGGATGTTGCCAAAGTGGTTGGTGACGGGATTGATCGCGGCGTTGAAGGCCGCATCGGTCATGGATTTCGCAACCATTTTCAACGCATCCGACAGCTTCATGCCGTCGAAGACCAACCCTTCGAACGCACGCCGCAACCCGGACGAGATGCCCGAGGACAGCTTGCTCACATCTGTGCTCAGATCCGAGATCGTCGAATGCATCCCCTTCAGTTCAAAAATGAACCCGGTCGTCATCTGCTGCGCACCGCCAAGTGCGGCCTCCAGCGCGTCGATCTGATCTTCAAAGCTGTCGATACTGTCCAAACCAGCCATCACATGCCCTTTCCAGTGGGGGCACGCGGTTCATCAGGGAACGCGCGTGCAAGCTCTTCCAGCCGCGACCGCAGGCAGGTGGCAGGTTGCCCCTCAAGCCCGGCCATCACAGCCAATTCAATGGGGGTCAGCGCCCAGAACTGATCCGGGCGCAGCCCCAGTTTTCCAAGGCCAAGGCGCATCAGACCCGGCCAGTCGAACCCGGCAGGCTCAGCCATCGGCGGCCTCGTTCGGGGTCAATGCAAAGGCGCGGGTCAACAGTTGACCGGCCGCCTTTGCCGCCTCGACCGGGCCGCCTTGGATTTCTGCAGCCAACAGGTCCGTTGCCGTGCCTTGCCAGCCCCCACCGCGCAGCCCGGCCACGATCAGCGCCAGCACATCCCGGCTGGAGAATTGCCCGTGTTCAAACCGCTCGACCAAGGACACGATCGAGGCTTCGCCCAGCTGCTCTTCCAGCTCGGCCAACGCCCCCAATGTCAGTTTCAGCACATGGGATGTGCCATCGATCACCAGCGCCACTTCGCCCGTCCACCGGTTGGTCATGATCACAGCGCCTTAAAGGTCAGTTCACCGGCCGAAGCCATCGACAGCTCATAGGTCGCCTCGCCATTATGCGAGCCCGCATACTCGATCGAAGTGATCATGAACGGGCCTTCAACCACGCCGAAATCGGGCACGATCACCTGAAAGTTCGGCACTTCGTTGTCGAAAAAGATCTGACGCGCCCGTTCATCCGTCGACGCATCCTTAAATACGCCCGAGCCCGAGATCGACGCCGATTTCACACCCGCGCCACCCAAAAGTTCACGCCAGCCGCCGGTGCTTTCCAGGCTGGTCACATCGACGCTTTCCGCGTTGAAGCTCAGGCGCGTAGCCCGAAGGCCCGCAATGGTCTCGAACACGCCGGTGTCGGTCATGTCGAGCTTGATCAGAAGGTCTTTGCCGTTTTGCGCAGCCATAGGATCACTCCGTTTTGAAAGGTTTAGTTGTCTTCGACACGTGCGCGGAAGATCAGGTCGATGCGGCGTACATCCGCGTCTTCAACCCGCCGCGCCCGCGCACGATGAAAGTTCAGATACACAAGCCGGCCACGCGCCAGGATCAGGCTGGCATCCACCAGCGTGTCACTGACCGCCGCGGCGACCTCTTTGGCGGCCTGAAAGCCTGCCGCATCCGTGACCACGCTGATCGTGACCTCGTGCAGCGCGCCTTGCCCGGTCATATCCGAGCGTTCGCGCACGTCTTCAGGCCCAAGGCTGACATAGGTACCGGTGATGATGCCCGCAGGCACCGCGTCATAGATCGCTCCGGGCACCAATGTGGACAGCGTGCTGTCCGCCGCGAGGCGCTGGTAGATGGCCTGTTGCAAAGCCGCAGAAACGCCATAGCTCATGCCGAGACCTCCTCTTGTGCAAAGCAGGTCAGGTAGTGCGCGCCCGCGTCGGCCTCAGTCACCGCAAGGATGCGGAAGATCCGCGAGCCATCGCGAAAGCGTTGATCAGGCTTCGGGCGCGACGGTGCGCCCTCAGGGGCCGCGCGCACCGTGATGCGAAAGGCAATCGACGACACGGTGGCCATGCCCGCGGCACGTTCACGCCCCGAGCCGGGCTTGACCTCGGCCCAGAGGGTGCCAAGCGCCTGCCAGCTTTGGGTGAAGCCCCCCGCGCCATCCGGCGCACGCACGGGCTCTTCCAGCGACAGCTTGCGGTTCAGGACAGGGCGCTTCATACCGCCCCTCCACCGCCAAACAGGCGCACAGTGCGATAGCGCTGCAAGAGCGCGGCAATCGCCGCAGGCAGTTCACCCTGCCCGGTCATGGCACCGTCCGCACGGTTCTCGTAATAACTCGCGGCCAGCAGCATCACGGCATGCGCCAGATCAGCAGGCAGATCGCCCCAGGCGGCACCAAAACCAGCCTCAAAGCCAATCACGGCCTGACCACCCACGGGAATGGCGGGCAAGCACAGCCCGGTTGACACAAGGCGGGGGCGGTGCATGTCCGGCTCCAACCCATAGCGGGTGGGGTCGATCACCTCGGTCCCGCCAAGACGGTCATGGATCTCAAGGCTCAGAACCTGCCTGACGGGTGCCACCGGCAGGGCTTGCGACGCCAGATCGCGCCAAGCGGTCAGGGTCCAGGTAAATTCGCGCGACAGAAGGATCTTGCCGGTGCGGGCCTCGATCGCGGCCATAGCGGCCCGAAGGTAGGTTTCCAGCACCTGATCCTGCACCCCATCATCGGCAAACCCGGTCCCCAGCCGCAGGTGGTCCTTGAATTGGGCGACCGGAAGGGCCGTGCCCGTCACTGTGGTCTGCTCGACTAACATCATGGATCATCTCCGAAATTCGGGCCCCTCACGTCATGTGGGAAAGGGTGGGCGCGCACCGTCCGTATTGCTCGGACGGAGGGGGAGCAGCTAGACAACACGGGAGTGGTCGGCGCGCGCCCTGCCCCGTGATGGCCCAAAGGTCACCACGGGATCAGGTCCGGTCCTTACGAGACCGAGAACTTCAGCAGTTTGATCGCAGCAAAGTCGCTTACGTCACCGCCCACACGCTTGGTGGCATAGAACAGGACGTGCGGCTTGGCCGAGAACGGGTCACGCAGGATGCGCGTGTCGGGACGTTCCGCGATGGTATAGCCGTTGGCGAAGTCACCGAAGGCGATCGACATGCTGTCTGCACCGATGTCGGGCATGTCTTCGACGATCAGAACCGGATAGCCGATCAGACGGGCGGGTTCGCCAGCCACGGTCGCATCCGACCACAGGAAACGGCCATCCGCGTCTTTCAGCTTGCGCACTGCGCCCACAGTTTTCGAGTTCATCACGAAGACCGCATTGGCGCGATAGTCCGCACCCAGCGCGTAAATCAGGTCGAAAATCGAGTCTGCCGGGTTGGTCGCGTTGAAGTCACCTGCCTCGCCAGTGGCAACATAACCTAGGTTGCCCCACGTCCAGCTGCCATTGTCCACAGCGGTGTGGTTCAGAATGCCCACGGGCTTTTCGACGCCGTCACCGTTGATGAACGCTCCGCTTTCCGCACGCGAGAATTTGTCGGCGATGCGGCCAGCCAGCCAACCTTCGATGTCAAAGGCGCTGTCGTCCAGCAGGCGCTGCGAGACCTTCGGCAGGGCCGACAGCTCGTGCAGCGGGATCGAGATGCGGTCGATCTGCGGGGTACCGGTTTCAGCGGCCGAACCAGTTTCCGACGCCCAGCCGGTGACCAGATCACCCTGATCGATCAGCACGTCATAGGCAGTGCCTTCCACGTTCACCACATTGGCAACCGAACGCAGCGAAGCGGCGTTGTTCAGCACGCCCTTGATGGTGTCCGCGGTCACCGGATCGACCAGATAGCCGCCGTCAGCCGCCACGGCCGAGGACATGGCTTTGCCTTCCAGATCGATGCCACGCAGCGCGTCATCGTCGCCCGAACGGACATAGGCCTCGAAGGCTTTCTGATGCGGGGCTTCCAGATCGGCAGCCGCGGCAAGATGCGGGCGTCCCGCGATGGTGTTAGATTTGCGATCCAGCATGGTCAGTCGCTCTTCCTGTTTTTGAAGTTTGGTGGAAATGTCTTCGTGAAACTGATTGATATCGCTCACGAAACCAGCCAGCGCGGTCTTCACCTCGGCAGCCGGAGTGGGGCCCGAAACCTGGCCAGCAGGCGCAGCCGACTGGCCCAGAGCCTTCGTCTCTTTGTTGCTCATCTTTGGGTCCTTTTCAGGGGGTCAGATCGCTGGCTCAGGCGTTGCGGGCCAGCATCAGGCGCGCGTCCTCAAGGGTCGCGGCCAGTTCACGCAAAGTGGTGTCATCGGCATCAGGCGCATCGCCCTTAGCCCCCACCCGCGCTGTCGGAAGCATCGGGAAGGTCACAAGCGACACCTCCCACAGCTCCAATTCCGTCAGGCGACGTCCGCCCGTTTGGGTCTTCGTCGATTTCTTGGTGCGATAGCCGATGGACAGCCCGTCGATGGCGCCCGCCTCGATCAGCGCCGCCGCCTCGCGGCCTTTCTCGACATCGCTCAGGATACGGCCTTTCACGTAAAGCCCCTTGGCATCCTCGCGCACCTCGTCCCAGATCCCGATAGGCTGAGCCGGGTCGTGCTGCCACAGCATCTTCACGCCGCGCCCCTTGGCCTTCAGCTCGTCCAGCGATTTGGCATAGGCCCCTTGGGCCACGACATCGCCACCATTGTCGACCTGATCGAAGAAGCTGGCATAGCCATCAATCTGAATGCCGTCTGCGGTCTGGACCGTCTCGCCCAGCTTGACGAACTTGTGCTCAAGCCCGAAATCGGTGTGGTAATCACTCATGGAATGCACCCTTTCTAGTTAGTCTTGAGCCAGCGGCGGCAGGCCCAGCAGGCTGCGCTTCTCGGAATCCGTCAGGAAGTCGGCCTCGGCCACGCGTTTCCACTGCTGGTCACGTTCAGCCGCCAACGCGGGCACCTGATCCAGATCCGGCTTCAGCTTCACCGCCTCGCCAGTGAACCCCGCCAACCAATGGCCGACACTGGCTGCGACTCGGGACACCAGAGGCACCACAGTCAGGCGATAGAAGGCGCGGCTGGCTTCTTGATAATTTGCGTAGGTTGCGTCTCCCGGAATGCCGATCAGCATCGGCGGCACCCCGAAGGCCTGCGCGATCTCGCGCGCGGCGGCTTCCTTGGTTTTCTGGAATTCCATGTCCGAGGGGCTGAACCCCATCGGCTTCCAATCCAGCCCACCTTCCAGCAGCATCGGCCGCCCCGCATTGCGCGCGCCCACGTGATGGCTTTCCATCTCGGACAGCAAGCGATCATATTGATCCGCACTCAGTTGCGCCTGCCCCTCGCCGCCTTTGTAAACAATGGCCCCCGAGGGTCGCGCCGCATTGTCCAGAAGCGCCTTGGACCAGCGACTGGCCGCGTTGTGCACGTCGATCGCCGTGGCCGCTGCCTTAAGCGGAGACAACCCGTAATGGTCGTCCTGCGGGTGGAAGGCTTTCACATGGCAGATCGGCGAGGCGCCTTCGGACACATGGAAACGGTGTTTGCGCGATCCGACCGTATAGTCATACGCCACCGGCCAACCATCCGCGCCGGGCACCAGCGCCATTCGGTCCGAGCGCAGCACATGCAGCTCGCGCGGTTGGCCCTCGTCGTCCAGAACCGCCTCCAGATACCCATTGCCGGTCAGCAACATCTGGCCAAAAAACGCTTCGAACAGCTCGGCCCGACCCTGTGCCGCGTTGGGGCGTGCCAGCAGCTCCAGCAGCGGGTGAATGTCATAGCGCTGCTGGTCGTCCTGCAGCACCAAAGGCAACGCACTGGCCGCTTCCGCGATCAGCTTGACCGAGCGAAAGCCGACCGGGTTCGCCGAAAAGCCAGACCGGGTCAGGCTGACCGTGTCGCGCGGGCTCCAGGCCACACGGCCAGCATTGCCATAGGCGATCACCGGCCCGGTGGCCGATGCTTTGGCCTCATGTGGCATCTCGGCCTTTGCGTCATCCGCGCCTCGCTTCAGAAAATCAAATACCATGCGCCTTGGCTCCTTGGTTTCGGTTTCCGGCCCCCCGGCGTTCCCCGGGCAAACCTGTCCTGTCCGGGCAAAACGCGCTCGCGCCACCCAGCGGATATTTTGTCATTTCGTGATCAGGCGGGGCTGGTGACCCATCGGGCTTTTCGCCCCGCCTTTCGATGTTTGGCACTTTGCCAGTGAGGGTTAAAAAACCCTTTAACCAAGCGTGCGCACCTGCGGTCTGCGGTAGGACGCAACGGGGTCGATGATCAGCTCATGCAGAGCCCAAACCAACGCGTCCACGCGGTCGGGGCTGCCTTTGCCCTCAAAGCCCTGGCTGGTCATCCGGCACATCTGATCCTCCAGCGCGGCCATGTTGCCCGCATGGCTGACCCGCCCCTGTTCATAGAGTGCTGCCACAGGTTCCGCCCGCGTGACCTTGCCGCGCGTCGCGCGCACAGCCTTGTAGGGCACAGTCGCGTCGATCTGACGGATCACGCTTTCCACAAGGTCACCCCCTTGGTTGACCTCGGCTACCAGCCGGTCCGCCTGATGCCGATCCATCGCGTTCAACGCGGCCTCGGCCCATTCCGAGGGGCTGGCCGCCGTCACACTGGCATCTTCCAGCACCACGGCCTTCCAGTTACCCGGGGGCCCCTTCGCAAAGACGCCCGCCACCACGATCCCGCATTCATCGGACCCTTTATGGCCCGTGACCGGCGGGTCCACCGCCACCACGACCCGATCCAGCACGGGCGTGTCCGACCCCAAGCGATGCTGGTCCAGCATCGCCATGGTCCACAGCGCGCCTTCGGTGTCTTCCAGAAGCACACCGTCCAGCTCTTGCCGCCCCAGCCGCGTATCCGCGTAACGCGTCCGCACTTCGTCCAGAAAGCTCTTCGCCAGATAGGCGCGGTTGGCTTCCGTCGGCGCATGGGTCGTCACCGTCGAGGGGTTCTTCAGGATCTGCTTCAGCACCCCCACATTGCGCGGCGTGGTAGTAACGCATTGCCGGGGATGCGTCCCAAGGCGCAACCCGAACTGCAACATGTCCCACGTGTCCTCGGCCTTTTTCCACTTGGCCAGCTCATCCACCCAAGCGGCATCGAACTGTGGCCCCCGCAGGCTTTCCGGCTCATGGGCCGAGAACACCTGTGCAATCGCACCATTGGGCCAGACCAGCCTGCGCCGCCCAGCCTCCCACACCGGGCGCCGGTCCGGGGGCGAGCACGCCAGAATGCCGCTTTCGCCAAACACCATCACCTCGCGCACCTGATCAATCGTCTCGCCCACCAGCGCCACGCGACGCGAGCGGCCAGGGTCCAGCGGTCCCGCCCCCTCGACCTCGGACCGCACCCATTCCGACCCGGCGCGGGTTTTCCCCGCGCCACGCCCGCCCATGATCACCCATGTCCGCCAATCCCCCTCGGGCGGCAACTGATGATCCAGCGCCCAGAATTCGAACAGATAGGGCAGCGCCATCAGCGCCCCGTCACTCAGATCGTTCAGAAAGCTCTCGCGCTCGTCTTGCGTCGCGCAGGCAAGCCAGTCTGCGCCCGATTTCGTCTCGGGCCTGAGCAAGGTCCAGCTCTGCCGCTCGTCCGCCGCCAAATCCGGCTTTACCACTTTGTTCAAGGCGTTTCCTTTCTTCAAATACCGTTTGCATCGCGCGGCGCACATCGGTCACGGCCTTCGCCAATTCCGGCGTGGTTTCGCACCCACCTGTTTCCGCCGTAGACAACTGGCGATCCAACTCTTTCAAAACACGTAGAAAAAACGCATCCGCGATCTTCATGTAATCTTCCGAAGCGGCGTCTTTCCCCAAAGGCGTAATCATTGTCATTCTTTTTTGTTGCCTCTCATGCTCTTGTCCGCACAAGCGACATGAAAAAACGGCCTCGGGCGGATGCCCAAGGCCGTTAGTTTCACGTCTTCTAGCGTATGTCAGAGACTACACGGGACCGTACGTTCGGTCAAAAAGCAACGCGCGGCTCCCGCGCGCTGCAGTAAGATTTTGGCAACCTACTGGTTTGCGCGCTCGGCTTCGATCTTGCGCCACTCCGCCACGTTGGCGTTGTGCTGCGCCAAGGTTTCCGCAAAGGCGTGCCCGCCCGTGCCATCTGCCACGAAGAACAGATAGGGCGTGCTATCCGGGTTCAACGCGGCCTCGATCGCAGCGCGGCCCGGATTGGCAATCGGGGTCGGCGGCAGCGCATCGATGACATATGTGTTATAAGGCGTCTCACGACGCAGCTCGCTTTGACGCAGACCACGCCCCAGACTGCCCTGCCCTTTGGTGATGCCATAGATGACCGTCGGGTCCGTTTGCAGACGCATCCCTTTGTTAAGGCGGTTGACGAATACGCTGGCAACCTGACGACGTTCCTCGGCCAGACCAGTTTCCTTTTCGACGATGGAGGCCATCACAAGCGCCTCTTCCGCATTCGCATAGGGCAGATCTGCCGCGCGGTTGTTCCACGCCTCGGCCAGAATTTCGACCTGCGCATCCTGCATCGAGGCGATCAGCGCCGCACGATCTGCACCCGCTTTCACCTCATAGCTATCGGGGGCCAAACTGCCCTCAGCGGGGGTGCTGGCAACCTCGCCCGATAGGAAATCGGCACGGTTCAGGCTGTCCACAACCTGCCAGCTGGTCACACCTTCAGCCACAGCGATCCGGAACCGCGTGTCACTCTCATCGCGTTTCTCAACATATGCGGCAGGGGCATCCCCCTCCAGCTCGGCCGGTTTGAACTCGGCGGTGATCTGGTACTCTTGCGTGGCCGGATCCAGTTCACGCACCTGCATGACAGCCGACAGAACACCGACGCGGTACAGAATTTCCGTCCCACAGGTCGAGGCCCCGCCACGCGTAACGATGTCCACGATCTCTTCCATTGAGGCGCCTTCGTTCACAAGGAACGAGCCCGCCTTCAGCGCAGACGCCTTGTCAGTATATTCCACACCAATCCGGAAGATAGACGCGTTCGTAATCGCCCCCTGCGCTTCCAGATTGTCCGCCACGCGCGAGAACGAGCTGCCGCGCTCGACCCGCAGGCAGATGGTTTCTGCCAGCGGACCTTCAGACGTGTACTGTTTCTGGCCCCACGCCACCACGCCGACCGCAACGATCAGCACAACAATGAACAGGCTCAGCGCATTCGAGGCGATGTTGCGCCACAT